TGTCTGCTGCTCCGCGAGGCGCTGCTTCTTTATTTAACGCATCTTTAATTGCGTCGAACATTGATGGTGTAAATGTACTCATGCTTTAATTATAAGCTCTAGATTTGTAAAAGTCAACTATTTTTCTAGTCTATCCAAAATATTTCCTTGCTCGAGATAGTTCTTGATATATTTGGATTTATGAAGAGAAGGCTCGTATTGGAGGAACTTCTTCAAAGCGCCGTAGTCGGTCTGGATATCACATAACATTTTAAATACTTCCCGGTTCTCTTTACTCTTTAACAAGCACAAAAATATATTCGCTAAATTGAGCTTTTTATTATTAATGAGACATATAAAGGAACAGAAACAGAGAAAATAATGTGAATATTCTGATGTATATAGTTGTTTAACCGGATCACCGGCGTTGAGTGCCTGTATTACTGTATTTGTCATTTTACTGGTTTAAATGGTTTGCCGAATGGCTTAAAAATCCTAGAAAAAGTCGCGAACCGGTCATCTAAGATTCCGCCGGCGGCGTCTGCATGTCCTCCGCCTTGCTCAAATAGCTTTTCTGCAAAATTGGATAGATCTAAGTCGCATGACTTATCCTTACGGACGCTTACTTTTTGACTGTTTGAGTTGACAACCAATCCAACGTCTGCTTTGTAATTTTTAATGATAAACTCTGCAATATCATTGATGCATTCACTCGCGAAGGTGCTAACGAACTTGTATTCTTTCTTATTAATTGTTACATCTGCTAGGTAAACATGAACATCCTTCTTTATATTGTTGAGTTTATTTTTATAGAATGAAATTGCACTTTGTTGTATTTCCTTAAATCCTCTAAACCCTTTACCGAAGTCTTGCAAAAATTTCATCAACCGGTCTCCTTGATAATTCCAGAATACGATATTTAGATGATAGGATTCTGGATATTTCAATTCATAGCAATCATAATCATCAATCATTGCTACGAGCATCTTTTCTTCCGGGGTGAGTTTATCTTTCGCTTCGGGGAAATATTTATACAATAACTTGGTGCAGCTCGTATATTCTTCGATATGAATTTTTGCGTGCTTGTACTTGTGCTTATTATTAACGTGACACTTGTGGTGATCAATAATTGTCACGTTTTCACGATCTAAATATTTTAAAGTTTCTTCATCTTGAGCTGAATCTAAGTCGAAAACAAAAATCTCATCGTATTCCTCTATATTATGGTTTAAAGACCAAGTCTTTACGGCTTTAGGTAAATCATTAACACGGGTTGTAACATATGGTGTGTTCATCCCAGTCATCCATCTATACATTAAATAACTCCCAGAACCATCTAGATCCGCATCTGTAAATACAAAATTTTTCTTTTCACTCATTCGCTTTCATGTATTTAGATCGTAAAGAAAAAAACTCAACCGGCTATGTCATCTGCTAACATGGATAATGTACTTGTCGCGGCATTTAAATCACAATCCCCTGTTAGTATATCATCCTCTGATAAGCTCAATGTATTGTAATCGACTCTCATCGACGTACTACCGAAATTTGGACCGAACCGGTTCTTCATAACACCTAATTTTATTAAGCCGAGTTCCGCGTCTTCTTCCTCTTGCCATAGACTGAAGATTGCATCTGCTGTGGCTGCTAGACCTATACTCTCACTAATCGTATCTAGACCTGGGTTTACTTCATCATAACCGGAGCGATTTAACTGTGTTGCGGTTATGATCGGACAGTTAAAAACGTAGCTCAGTGCGCGGAGTTGTTCGGTATTGTCTTTAATTCTCTCATATGAGTTTCCGCTAAACGTTGATCTCAGTAGATTGACATAATCAACGACTATCATGTCTAGTTTTACGCCCTGGTCTATAATCTTCTTAATAAATGCCTTCAAATGGTTGCATGTGATAGTACTAGGAGGGAATTCTTTGATTAGCAAACGACTATTAGAATTATTTTGCTTATATACATTTAACTGGTCTTTGAGTTCGTCAGTTCTCATATGAAGCTCGTTCATAGGAATCTTTGTCACGTCGCTGCTTACTCTTCTCGCGTAAATCATCTCCGGCATTTCTAGCGATACCAATAATACCGTTTTATCTTGTTCACAGACGTTAACCGCGATGTTCGCAAGGAAGATGGATTTACCGATATTAGTTTCGCCGGCGAAGATATATATCGATTTTCCTTTCTCCAAGAATCCGCCTCCTAACTTATTATCTAACCATTCCCATTTAGATGGAATAGTTGCTTCAGACGTTGTTAGATCGCGTATCTGACGGTCGATGTCTTCGAAGTAATCTAGACCCATATCAGTCGATAAATTGACGTTACATGCATCTTCAAATTTTCGTAATATTTCTGATGTATCTATATCAGAACCGCTACATTCATCTGCAACACTCAATAAAGTATGATACACACCTCTCTCCTTTAAAAATTGTTCCGTATTCTCTGTAAGTTCATCTCTGTTGAGCTTTTGATCTATATTATCAAATTTTTGAACGACGTTTTTAAAGCTGTCTTTTAAGTCCTGTGTCGTTAAATATGCCTTTATCTCAGTAACCGTAGGTACAGTCGATCGCTCTGTATAATAATCACATATAAGCTTTACAATATTTCCAATATCCTTATCATTAAAGTACGTTGGCTTAATATAGTCAATTACAGAAGCCAGATAAGCTTCATCTGTAAGAATACCAAAAGCTATTATAGCTTCATAGTAGTCCCAGTCAATCTTTTTAGTCTGTTCCATACAATTCTAAGAATTTCTTTTGAGACTCTTGAAATGATTCGTCCCAGTAATCTTGTAATCCGGGCGATGAATGGACAACCCATATCGGATATACACCTAGTTTGAGCTTCTTGGTATTAGCATCAATACATGACGCAATATCATAGTGATGGAATGTGAAACTCTCATTAAATTTCCAATCTACATCTATTGCTCTCTGTAGATTAACTGCTAAGAAGAGCCCGTCCAGTACCAAACATCGTTCCGGTGACGGGCCAAAACAATTCGCTGAAACGCGGGCCGAATCCGGGAGGTTATCTGCAGGATGAACTACCGTACCAAATTTTGAACTAGACATTAAATGCCATAACGCTGGCTTCTTAATTGATATATCCCGGCCACCAGCGAGACCAACAATATCGAATCCGTATCCTCCTTCATCTCGCATTGCATATCCAATTTTACTAAAACATGCAGAGTCATCTATATAAACATCATCATGAATAAACAAAACAACGTCATGTTTTGCCAGTGTTTCTTTATTTAGATGCTTATTATACAGCTCAGGTAGACCGGTCTTATTATCTTCATACATTTCTAGCTTATAAGACTTCTTAGCTAAATCAGTCTGCGTTAATGAACTATAAAGCCGGGTATCCTCTTTCTTCCCTTTGGTTGCGCTTACTATTAATACAGGTTTTGGTTTCTTCATTTTAAAGTCTTTGCTCGTTTACTTATCAAGAGTATTTTTTGTGCAACGTCTATCATATATTCCTAACCAGCATATAAATGCTACAAGCAGACTGAAAAAGGCTCCAGAGGAACCTCCTAGGGCTTGAAGAAAAGCTAGGATTATATTCAAAAAGCATAAGCATATACATAGACGTCCTCGATTGGTTAATTTATTCCATAATAATGTCATCTTCATATAACTGCAACTACATAAAAAATTGAGTTGATGGTTGAAATTTTCCGGAAATAGCGAGGCCTTCGGGAGAGAGACAATATATATTACCTTCCACTAGGGAGGTTTTAGCTCTATTTGTCTTTACTGATGTAAAGATCTGCATATCATCATCCGTATATAACGTACATCCATTTCTAATAACGTAGGTTTGAGAACTATATTTACTGTATATCCAGCAGCTGAAAATACCTTTCAGCTTGTTACATACTTCCTCAATCGCTATAATATCATCTCCTACATAAAGATAGTCTAACAGTTTCGGTATCACTTCACTATCAACTACAACATCTTCATTAAAATACTCTTGAGATAATTCGTTATGATTCTCCAAGACTCCGTTATGAGCGACTACGAAATTACCACAATTGAACGGATGGGATGTAATTGGTTTAAATTTTCTCTGTGCTGACGTAGGTGCTTGTGTGTGTCCTAGGTATGTATTGTATTGTAATGTATCCTTCCATGCATACTCTCCAGTCAAATTAAATTCCCCGGATCCTTTTCTTACATACGTTTCTCCATTCTTCTTAATATAATAGAATCCATGTGCGAAATTGCCACGTTCTTTATTTCGAGAATATAATATCTCAAAATCGTGAAAATTAGTAGAGCCAAATATTCCGCACATTACAGCACCTCACATTCGGCAGATATCCACGGTATATCCTTACGACTATATGGTATAGGATCAACATATCCGGCGTCGAGAAAGCCTTTAATCCTGGAACTACAAGCCGGGCAGAAGCCACATGCCTCCTCTTTTCCCTCGTAACATGTCCATGTATCTTTAAAATCGACGTTCAGTTCTACACCTAATTCAACAATCTCTTTCTTGGACTTATCAATTAAAGGAGCTTCAATCGCTACACAATCTCTTCGATTTAATTTATTTACATTATTAATTGCTTCTAAGAACTCCACACTACCGTCCCAATACCCGGCTTGGCTATCCACTAGAGCAGAGCCATGGAACACTGTACTGGCACCGATCGACTCCGCATATGCAGTACATATTGATAACATCATCATGTTTCTATTAGGTACATAATTAACTGTTTGCGGGTCTCCTAGGATATCTTTTGTTTTCGCGACCTCTATATCGTTATTAGTAAGAGCACTGGTTGTGACAATATCCTTGAAGAAAGATAAGTCGAGAATCTTATATGAATCTGTTATATCTTTAGTTTGCTTTTGAGCACATAGTAGTTCCTGTAACAGGTGCTTTTGACCGTAATTAAAGCTTACAGCATGGACAGAAAATCCTTTAGATTTCGCTAAATGTAATATGACGGTAGAGTCTAATCCTCCACTTATTGGTACAACACACTTCTCCATATCTATATATTATAGCTTATACGATTAAGTAATTCAAGAGATGAATGATAAAGATTCAAAATTAATTTATGAGGCATATGGATCAGCGTATGATCATGGAATGGACCTGAAAACCGGAGGATTTTTCGGAGACGGGACAGAAGAAGAGGTCCTAGAGATCACTTCTGCCGACGGTCTAGTGAAAGTCCTAGCGGACGAATTTGATATATACATAGCGGAGGATGAGATTGATGAATTTTTGCGAGGGTGGAGAGATCAGGGCAGGATAGAGCAGTACGATGAGGACGGTATAATGAATCCTCAGAATCTAGCTAGAGCGAAACAGTCAGCAGACGCGGCCAGACAGGACGGAGACATTGAAGGTGAAATGACTGCAGAGGAGGTCTTTGAGTTCTTGAAAAGGAAGCTTGACAAAGAACCAAACAAATTAAAACGGGTTTGGCGTACTATAAAGCATAAATATTTAAAACTATGAAGGATAAAGACACATACATGCTGATGGAAGCCTATAGTGCTAGCCGTACAAATGGAAAGCTTCTTGAAGAAGGATTACAGGAATTTATTAAAAATAAGATCGAAGGAGCTCTAGCTGGTTTCAAGCAATGGCTAGAAGGAGAAGGTCAACAAATACTTAAACAGAAAGGAATTCTTCAAGAAGACTTCACATTACAAGAGAGTGCAGGAGATATAGTCAAGATTCTAGGCGTTGGAGGAATAGCCGCGGCACTCGCTATTTATCTCGGTATGAATCCAGAAGTTGTTCAAACAGCCCTGGAGTTCTTTCCGGATTTGATGGATAATATCTCTAATATGTTTGGTGGTGCAGAAGCCGGAGTGGAAGGTGCAACTGGAGCAGAAGGAACACCTGAATTACAAGAACCTACTAGACCGACTGCTGCAGACACTCAACAAATGCAGCAAAGTATGAACAATACCACTGTTGATTCACATGCACCACCGGAAATGGTTGATCAATGGAACCAAATGAATCCAACGGATGCACAGAATGCTAGGGATACTTACGAAACATACAATGATGGAGAAGGCGGAATCTTTCGACATGAACCTCCAACCTTTGGAAAACCAGAGACTGGATGGCAACCACCGGCTGGTTGGGTAGATCCTAGAATTGGAAAGTAATTACTCTGACTCAGTCAAGTCTTCCTCAATTGCACTATCATCACTGTATGTGTATTCGGCCTTGAGCTTAGCTTCTAAGGCCGGTAATATCTTCTTCCATACAGCTTCGTCACTCTTCCAATTCTTGTAGTAGCCTATTTTCTTACCGTCTAACTGATATGTACTACCGGTTTGCTCAACAATTCCGTGATTTACAGCCATCTCCTTCAAACCGGAGAATAGGTCTAGACCTTTCTTGAAGTTTAGATACATTTCACATTCCAGGAATGGAGGAACGAAGCGATTCTTTACAGTTAGTGCCCGTAGTGTTGTACCGCTATACTTATTGGCTTCCGGAAGCATTACATCGTCGTCATCAGCTTTGTCATTCTTCTCATCTCTTTTAGCTAACTGAACTAGTACGCTTGCAAGATATACAGGACCTTTACCTCCGGATTGGTTCTTGACTAAGGTTGGAAAGAGAGCTCCCGGGTCATCGTAAGTATGGTTACTGAATAGAATAGTTGTACCAGACAAAGCGGCTTTGAATGTAAGTAATCTCATCATACTTTTGAGTCCTTTCGCTCGAAGGCCCATATCCATTGCAGTCTTCCCCTTTGCAGCATCATCAACTTCTTTCTGACTAGCTAAGTTTCCCAGGCTATCAATTGAAACAATAAACTTTCCTTGCTGATTAGCTTCTACAATACCATCCAACAAAGCGGATAATTGATTCCGGCATTCTTCAACCGTCTGAACCGGTACATACTTTACATTATCTGGATCTAGTCCGACACCTCTTGTACTGCTCTCATCAACAGCTATCTCAGTATCAAATATAACCGGTATATAGCCTTTCTTTTGAGCATTAGCTAAGATTTTATTAATAATATAAGTTTTACCAGCTGCGGATGGTCCGGAAAATCCGGTGATTCTTCCCTTAGGTATACCTCCATGTAAACTGCCGGAGATTATGGCGTTTAATACCATACATCCGGTGTCTATATACTCAGTAACCGTGGAGAGGGCGCTTTCTGATAAAAACTTCGCTTCCGGGTTGAGCTTATCTAGCTTTGCGAAGGCTTTTAACGCGTCTTTATCAGGCATTGTATTATTCGTCGAATAACTTGACAACCTCTGCAGAGTTTTCACTCTTACCAGGAGTTGTTGCAGGTGTCCCGGGGATTGGAGCAGCGGCAGCGGACGGAGTACCCTCAAAGATACTAGCGTACTGCTGTTTAATGTTATCATCAAGCTCAATGTCTTCGCTCAACACAACACTATTAGCATTAAACGTCCAGTGTACTCCATTTTTCTTTGAATTCTCAGAAGTGAACTCTTGAAAGAAGAATGGAAGCAATTGAACCGCTAGCTGATTATTGTCTTGTTGTACTTGAATATTAACAACTCCAGGGTTAAGGACCGTAATTACGTCCGACGTTTGTTTTGTGATACGACCGATTACGACACGTCCTACAGAATCAATAAACGCTGTAACTTCCGGTAATGAATTCTTTTTCTTACTCATAACAATATTATAATATATGTTTAACGTGAAATCTACTTTAAACTGCTAACAAATCAAAAAGATCTGTCTGTACTTGTTTCCCGGGGCGAGATAACCTCCAATTAACAGCGTCATAAAACCTCTCAATGACGCTATATACAATTTTTTCGAACATTAGCTCCACATCCGGCTTGAAGACATCCTTAAACTCATCCGGGAGGTAATATTTATATGCAATAGCAGAAATTCCATACTTGTTAGGTTGGTTGACGTAAAAATATCTGACCTTATCTCCGGAGCCTATCATCTCATACTCTTGGTCAATCTTATGCTTCTTCAAGAGAGTGTTGTGATAGTAACTAGCTTTGACATGGATTGGCATTCCTTTAACGGCAGAGAAGCCATCACATCGATCGGCATATTTGTCATAGTTAGATATACCCATAGCGAACGCGAAGTTTTCAACCGGGAGAGATTTAAATGTATTATACGCTTCTAAAAATACTTCATTCACCCTTGAGTGGTTCTTGGTCGATAGCATTGTTTCAATTATCTTCTTTACGTATGGCTTGATAGTTTTAGGCATAGTACTTCGAACGACTTCAACACCAGTATATTTAAATTTATTAACCTCAAATCCTTCATCATCTAAAATATGTAAAACATATCGTTTCTTCTGAAGAAAAATACCTACATCACACATACACTCGCGCTTAAATACAAACCGGCTGTCTTTGCTATTAAGTACAGTTTGAGACCATTTCGTTATTTCGGTATTGAGGTGGTCTTCTATATCCTCTGCGGCTTTATAAGCTTCCGGAGTTACTTTACTATCAATACTGAATGGGACTCCTATACTATCCATTAGTGCTTTGATCGTTATATAGCTTGAATCGGTATCATTGTATACAATTGGATTTACACTCTCATCGCCAGTACGTTGATGAATATACTTCTTCAAGATATCATTCGATTTTTTGATAACCGCTTGTCCTGTTAACGTTATACTCCTAGCAATATCAGGATCACCAACCGGAGCGTGTTTATTACCAAAATACCCATATACTGTATTAATTAAAATCTTAAGAGTAAATTGCTTGATATCTAGTCGGTTTATATCAGAATTGATATCATTGTACTGCCGGGATTCTTTTTTTGTCCTAGTGAGCTTTTTCTTAAGCTTCTTATGTTCTTTTTTAATCTCAACTCTGTCTTGATAGATTTTATCAACGATTTCTGGAACGATTCCTTTCTTAGCTTGTGAAAAGAGAACCTTTGCTTTTGATACAGAGATATCTTCCTTATTGATAAAGTCTAAGAATTTTTCATGAGTTAGTGTAAAGATTTTACCACTGACATGTCTTATGGTTACATGAGTGTCAGTCTTATCAACGATCGTACCTACTTTCGTCTCTGGAGAGAGGTTGAGCGTGATCATTGTATTCGGATATAGACTGTTTGCATCAAAAGAAACAACATCTTCCTGAAATCCTCGTTGAGGTTCTCCGACATACGCGCCTTCATATTTACCGGCGGTGGACGGATCTTTTACAAATGTAGGTATTACTAGGCCCTTTTCATGTCCTTTAATTATAATAGCACCTGTAATGAGGCTCAATGTTCCCATAGCAGATTCTAGAGGTGTTAACCCTACATACGCTAACATTCTTAATAGCCCTAAATACCTGAGCTTATCTTCCATTTTAACCAATAGATTGACATCCTGAACGTTATACTCAACAAATGTTTGCCAGTCGTCATCAGCTAAACTGGATAGATTTGTATTCCCGTAATCCACTTTCTTTTCACCTAGCTCTAGCTCGGCAATGGAATCTAGTTTATATGATTCTCTTAATCCGACGCTAAATTTCTTATATACATCTAAGAAATCCAAGCACGCTACACCGTTAATATACCATCGCGTTTGCTCTTTACCAAATTGACCCATCATCGTGCGTTGAAATAGGTTTCCCACGGGAGAGAGACGCTCAGCATTGTGTTCTCCCAGCACCTTACTGATCCTATTAACTAGATAAGGGATATCGAAGAACTCACTGTTCCACCCGGTTATTACATCCGGGTGATCTTTTTCTAAATGGAGGAGAAATCTTTCTAACATCAACGCTTCAGTACTGCAATAAACATAATCGCAATTATCTATAGACTTCTTAAGCTTCTTTGTTCCCCATGTGTAAAACTTCTTATCAATCGAATCATATATTGTTATGACGTTAATCGCATCTTTCGCTGATTCCGGGTGAGGAAAATCTCCCGGGGAGTATGTCTCAATATCTAAGTAGTGTATCTTAAGCGGGTGTTGTGTGAATTCTGGTTTGTCGTGCTCCTGCCAAAATTGCTCAATTAAAAATTGATGGTCGCAATTAACATTCTCAAATACTCTTGTTATACCGGAGTTTGATAAAAATTTACGTCTCTCGTACTGATTAGTAAATGTCCTTCTCTTAACAGGTGTATTAAATAGGGACGTTCCGGTGCCCTTTAGTTTTGTTTCTACATATAAAAACGGATTATAACTAGTCTCTGCTGTTATTCGTTTACCATCCTCATCCCAGGTGAAAAGCTTTACACATTCATTTCGTTGATCATAATATACGTTGCGATACATAGGATTTAATATATATTATAGTATAAATAATTTAATAATGCAAACGTTTAAGCAGTTTTTCGAGGCTAATCATATATTAGCTGAGAGCAGGAGAAATTTTCTCAAAACATTGTTCGGTACAGCCGCAGCAGCAGCTGTTAGTAATCCGGCAAAGATTGCTGCCGAAATAGCTAAGAAAGCCGGATCGCCATGGTTGAAGATGACGTTAGAAGGAGACTTCGCGTTCTACGATAATGCAATGGTGGGACCAGAGGTGATTGGTACGTTGACCAAGGGTGGTGGAAAATATATTCCAGGTATTAGTGATAGTGGTGATGTGATTATAGATTTTGATGATAGTGCAATTGATCTTATGCAAGTGTATGTAAAGCCTGGTACTGATTTACATAATAAGCTTAAGGCTGGGTTAGAGAGTGATGAAGGGTTTTTCGATCCGGATGATCGATCCACATGGGGAGATGCTGCTAGTACATTTGAACAGGAAGTATTTAAAACCGTAACCGGGTCTGATAGCAGTACACAATGGTATGAGGATCAGATTGAGTCACAGACGGAACAAGCAATCGAGCGATATGGAAAGCTTCCGGATCACCATAAGGACGGTTACGAGGACGTGGATGAGGATGGATATCAATCTCAAGCTACGATGGATTCTACAGACCAAGCTCACAGATATTTAAAATGGTCATCGGAGGATACCGGTATAGATGTACCAGAAGAGA